ATCTATAAATGATAGAACCAGAGGCAGTCCTTTTCCATAATTTCTTATCATGAAAGTCGAATCCGAAGATACAGGCGTGGAAGTGAGGTCGGCCGAAGTTTTCGCCATATTCTCCAGCCATGTAATAGCGTATTTTTGTAGTTGGATATTTTTTTCGGAGTCGTTTAATAAAGAGTTGGAAGTCTCTGTGATGTAGCGATTGATCGCTTGGGAGATGTGTATCGTCATATGTGAGGGTAATGAAACAGTTATTTTCGTGCAACTGGGCTTCATGCATGCAACGCATAGCCCATTGACGAGATTTTTCGAGCCTGCAACCAATACATTGGCCGCAGGGTATTTGAAGGGAATGACTTACGTCAATCCCTTTATTTTTTACGCTTTTCGTATCCGAAAAGACGAGTTTAGTTTGATTAACGGCTTTATAAGCCGTAATTGGGTGATAACAAGGCATGTGAGGTACCTGGCGCTTTTTTAGAGACGCCAGCCTCCGCGCATTGGCGCTTTTTGCATATTTGCAGCCTTAGTATGGCTGGCATGTTTACGAAAAGATTTAGCACTTTTCTTTTTATTTGTATGTCTGCGACGCATCATTTTTTATGTCCTTGTTTATCGTGTTTTAGTGGTTTGGTGTCACCTAGCACAGTTACATCAAGTAGAGTAACTGTGCTGGGTTCGTTTCACTCACCCTGAGAGGCAATATCTGCCTCGATTTTTTGTTCATTTTCGATGATTTTTCCATCGATTAGACCAAGTTTAATAGCTTGGTCTTTGTTTTCAGGATTATCAAGGAAATTAATAAGTAATTCAGGATCATTATTGAATTGAGCGCGCAATTCAGCCGGTAAAGCCATAAAACCTTCTTCAGCGGCCATAACGGCATTAAGAGCAGACTGGTAGTCCTTAATGCCAGTGAAATCGCCATAGCGAGGCGATAATGGCGTTTCCGGCAATAAGCCGGTTACATTAAATTGGCGAAGAATATTGTTAATATCACATTCGTCTCTAAAGTGTTGTTGAGCCAGAGATGGCTCCTCACAAGCCACCCCCGACTCATTCGATGCGACATTTGTGTCGTAATTGTATGGTGTACGTAAAAATGGAGCTTTAGTTGCCATTATTTTTCCTTTGTATATTTATTTACAGGTTTAATTTTTTCTTCCCAAGCCTGTTTTGCTGAGTGACCAAATTTTTTAAGGTCACGGTACCAATAAGGATCTCCTGAAGGAGCCTCATTGGCTTTAATATTTTTTTCTTCAGCGTACGTTTTAGCAGTTTGAGCTGAAGTAGTTTTAGTTGCAGCCTTTTTATATTCGATTTCGGCTGCGATTGCATCTAATTGTTTTTTATTGACTTCTTCAACGGCTGCGCCGGTTTTTTCATCTTGATTAGCTTTTGCTGTCGTTGCAATGTTTTGCAAGGCTTGTGTTCTTGATACTTCAGATTGTGCAGTTGTAGCAATTGCTTGCTCATCTTTTAATGCAATATCTGCAAGTGTAGAAGCTATTGCAGCTGCAGCTTCTTTAGCAGAAGAGACTGGGCTTTTAAAGGATGGGGCTGATACTTGTCCCATTGCGCCGGCTGGAACTCCGGCACCGCCTTGCGTATAAGCAAGCATAGGATTAAGCCCAGCTTTTTTTAAATCTTCGACCGTAGTTTGATATTGGGTTTCCCGCATTTCCTTTTGGAAATCCATTTGTTTTTGAGCCTGTTCGGCCGAAGCTTGATTCTGAGATTGAGCTATATCCCAAGATTTTTGGTTAGTTTGTTGCTGACCAATAAATCCTAGGACTCCGCCTACAGCTCCGCCGATACCGTCAAACATACCCATATTAGAAATGATCGATTAAGCCAGGTACAGAGTACATTGGCATTGGACGTGTCTTTCTTACATCAAAGAAAGAATCAAAGATGAATTGTTGACCATTAGCCGCAGCCCCTACAGCAACCACACGTGATAAAGGTGGGTTTTCAGTAATAAATGAGTTATTTAATGTAGGAAGAGCAGTAAATTTTTGGGCTAAATGCCATCCGTCTATAGTTCCGGAAGCAGTACTGCGGAACAAAGAACTAATACGAGAAGGATAATAACGATATTCTGCCCAACGCTCTTGATAGCCGAATACATCGTTGTCGGTGGATGTTCCTGTAACATAAATTTCCTTATTGAGGATGGCTTGTTCGCCTAAGGTTGCAAAAGCTGGGAAATAGAAATCGTAGCGTGTACTACGAGACCACATTTTTGCAAGACCTTGTTGGTAAGTAAGGTCTGCACGAATTGATACTAATCCGATAACTACGCCATGTTCAGTAAACGACTGAGTAAACCCATGATTGTGAGCCAAGGCAGTGCCCATAGCAGCAAGGTTGCCCATAGGGGTAGTTCCGCCAGTAACGCCAGTAGCTGACGTTTGAGCGATTGGATTGATATTAATCGGGGTTGAACCACCGCCGATATACTCAGGACGCTGTAAGCGAGCATCAGGACTAATAACGCCGAAATGGCTACGAATAATTTCAGTGTAGCGAGTACCGCCACGAGCATCTCTTTCCAAAAGTTTTTGAATTTGGAAAGATTGACGGAGTTGATTAATTGTTGCAGCTGTTGCTTGTGAGAGATCTGCATATAGTGCGCTTGTTGAATTTCCTGTTTCACCAGCTACAGATAAGAAAGAACCTGAAGCTAATAATTTTTGATAAGTATTACTTCCAGTAGGTTGCACAGTTGGTTCAGTAGCAATAGCTCCTGAACGAATTGGTGCTGAAGAGCCTAACGGCAATGTTACCGATGCGCCTTTTTGTGGCCAAGGTAATGCTGAAGTGAAGTAATCTTTACGTTTTCCACGCTTTAAAAGATTATAGTTTGCGACTGTATCAGGACCATCGCCAGTATCTACAGTTACGCTATTTTGTAAGTTTTCATCTCGGAACCATTCGTTCCAAATAAGATTGTAAGCACGTGGCCAAAATGCACAGTGGCTTACAGTTTGTCCGGCAGTAACCTGCCCGACAGTAGGCAAGCCCATATAGTCTTGCAAAGAGCCGATGGCATAACCACCGGCAGGTGACACTTGTTGTGGAACCACATAAGAGATTGAATCTGCGGGATTATTCTGTTGTCCCATAAATTTTTGCCAATTTGACCAAATTAGACGATTAGGAACAAAGAAAAAGAATGAATCCATCACCATGTTATCCATAATTGGATAAAGTGGTGTTGATAGACGGGCAAATGCCGTCATATTTAATTTGAAAGTATCTCCGGGAAGTACCTCGTCCACATAAATTGGAACGAGATTTCCAGCATCGAATGTCGTTTTATGAGTTGATTGGCAGTCGAATGAACTTCGAGGGATATCTGCCTTTGGAATCATCGTAAATTGATGAACATTTACCGATTTATTGCGATGCATGGTGTATTTAGCTCCGAAGTTAGTTCCGGGAGAAATGTTTCCATTTCTCCTCGGTTGTTTTTATATTACTTGATTTTTAAATCTTGAGCCCTAGAAATAACCCTAGGGATTCCGCCTTCGGCAGGTAAAAATGTGCCTGTTTGATCGCAGAAAGTACCCATTTCATATAAATCATAATCTTCAGGGTGTGCATTCATTTCAGATTCATTACGATTTACTTCGTCTGTAAATGATCTAATTGCAGCACCAATTGTTGGTACATAGAATGGGCGGTTATAAGCGTCAACAGCACGGTCTTTAACGGCAACGATTGTGAGAATTGTCATTTTTGTCCTTAAGTGAGGTTACGTTTGAATTTTTGAAGCTTCGCTTTTGTGACTTGCTCTTTTACAGCAAGTCTTTCATAAGTATTGTCTTCGATGTTTAGTTTAGCGCGTTGATCGCGTTTGTAAAGTATTTCATCGTATTCATAAGGATAGTCAGATTTGTACTTTTTATCATAGTATTTGGGAGGTCTGACTTTTTGTCCACGAACTACAACGTAGTCGTGAGGATATACGTCGGAACGATATTTTTTGTACCACTCTGCGCCGATTCCCGGCTTTAAGGACATTTTATTGTATTCCTTTTCCATCTGGACGATTTCGCCAGTAGAAAGGGATGTGTATTGATAGTGTTTTTCACTATCTTTGCCAGTTTGTTTTTTCATAATGTATCTAGCCACGTACGCAGCTGATTCAAAGTTAACGTCTCCAATGGAGGAATAACCAAATGGCCAGACTGTTTCAAGGTCTGCGGATCTATAAATGATAGAACCAGAGGCAGTCCTTTTCCATAATTTCTTATCATGAAAGTCGAATCCGAAGATACAGGCGTGGAAGTGAGGTCGGCCGAAGTTTTCGCCATATTCTCCAGCCATGT